GACTAAATCCTCTGCCATTTCCTTCGTGATATTGCGCAGTTGATCGCAGCGAATGAGTTCTTTGCCCACGCTCCAAATTTCGCTAACTTTTGAAGCGAATCGAACGCTGGATTTCTCGCGGTCAGCAGCGGACACTGGCCTATCAGAAGCCTTGCCGCCAAAGTCCACTCGAAGGAACCCATTCGACCACTTCGACCAAATGGCATCGGAGAAAGTCTTGCCACCACCCGCACTGCTATCAACGGCAAGATTGCTTATAGTAATTCCCTCCCGCTGACAAATCTCCTTCAGCTTCTCGACCATCTGCGTCGTGCGGTCCACATCCTTGCGCGTCACGTCCTCATCAAGCTCGATGTGCTTCTCAAAACGCAGGCGTTTCTTGCCGTCAACACACAGGCCAATAGACCCGATGGTGAGCACAGACTTATCCCCGCCAGTCGTATGCGAGATGTCAAAGCCAGCCACCTTTGTAGGCACGCCTTGCCAGACGCAATCGGCAGGCACGCGGAGGAGTTCTCCGGGCGAGTAGATCGTCTCGTCATCACCATCCAGAAGGAAGGCTCCTAGCACGCCTCGCCAGTATGCTTTCTTTTTGCGGAAGTCCTCTCCGTTCCTACTCAGTTGTTCCCGCTTCTCCTTTAGCATCTCCCGAGTCATTAAGAATGGGTAGATGGTTCGCCCATAGACAATGTTCGGCGATGTTTCTACGTTTACCCGGCGAACGAATGCTCCTTCACCTTCCCATGAGTCCCACTCAGGATCGTATTTTTCCCATCCGCCATCTCTAGGCTTGCAGATTTCCCCGAAGTTATCGAACGGCGTATTGGCGTTCGCCAAGGCGATGAGCTGGCAGTTTGGGTTCTGCGTAAGGTTTTCTTCAAATGCGCTACGAATGGCAACCCCAAGCTCCGCAGCTTCATCCATGATGACGATGATCTTACCACCGGGGCCGTGCTTTTGACCTCGAATAGCGCGGCTGGATTCTGCCTCCTTGGACTTCTCGCAGGCGAACAGACGAATCCCGAACTTGTCGAGGGTTTGGCCTGTCTTGGTGTCCACCGACTTGATGCAGTGGCCGGACGAAATCAGCTTGCCGGGAGGAGGCGCTATCATCCCTGAGAAAAATTTCGTGATACTCCCCCAAATGCGCCCGTCCGCGTCCTTGATGGTCGTTGTATTGACCAGAACCACGTTGGCAAACGGATTAGCCAGCCACCAAACGAGGGCATAGACCGCGAAGAACTCGGTTTTACCACCAGAGCCACCAGACGTTACGGCGTATCGCTTGTGCTTGAAAGCGTCCTTGGCGTATTGAATGGCCCACGGATGCCAGATGAAAGGCGTAGGCGAATCCTTGTAGTTCCAGATCAACTCCACAGCATTCATGAAGTGCCGCCATGCAGGCAAGCCTTTCTCGTTCTTTGAGCCGTCTCGGTGGCGCTGCGAGCCGAATCGAAGCTGCATCAACAAAAGCTCGACCTGAAGCTGGTTCTTAGCCCCTAGATTTTCTCGAAAGCCCCATACGTTTAGCGGCCCTTTGGAGAACTGGACAACGTTGGATTTTGGAGGCGATTTGGTCATTCACGCATCGTATGTGCGAATTAACGTAAGGCAAGACTTGATCTTGAGGTGGGATTGGCGTAAGGTTGAGATATGATTCTGCCGAACACCCAGCTCGCCGACTAGCGAGCCTTGGCGAGTCTGTTCGGCGCTGCGCCACGTTCGCAAACCCTAAAATTCCCGATTGCCCTCTCATCTCTATGACTGAACAAGAAAAGCAGGCCATAAAACTCATGGAGGTAATTCAAAGCGCCTCCGACGACTTGGACAAGTATCACTCCCTAACGGATGGTGAGCATACATGGAATCCGTGGCCCTACTTTCCAGAGCTTAGGGACAGTATGGCAGACGCTATCTGCTCTTTAGATAAGGCTCTCCAAAAGATTCGTCGAACTAGACCAAACCCTGAAGGCGTCAGCATGGGGCCAAACTGGGTTAGACGAATCAGTATTAATGATCCACGCTTGAATTGGGATGTTAGGCCGCCGCTAGTCACCATCAATGGCCTTGAGTATTATTTGTTGAGACAGTATGTGGCCAACCCATCGCTTCAGATTATACAAGAAGGCTCAAAAACGCTCACTCCAGTTATGGATATGGGACGCGTTCTAAATCCAGAGATATTAGATTTCATCTTTCAATCAATGAGCTTGGCGGGACGTGGGCTGAACGAAAAGTTTTTTCAGATGACAATCTTTTCAAGCCTAAAAGACACGAACAGTGCAATATCTGATTATATTGAAGATAGAAAACGAGGGGATTTTCGTGGGTTTTGGAGGCGTAAAGAGGGGGCGCAGATCGGAACAATACAAAAAGAAGTGCTTCCAGAAGAAGTTCATTTCCCATACTTAACGAAGTTCCTCCAGACGCCCAAATTCAACCTGATTGATGGCCTCTGGCACCCAGCAGAGGATGGCGAATACGAAGACGTGTTCTGCTGCATGGAAATGGTTCCATTTGCCTGCTCTATTCGGTTCAAATCGCTCTTGCCAGCCTGATTCTAAGCATTAGAATCGAGTCCAAATGAGCACTGGACTCACCGTAGCGGACGCGAGAGCCGCACTTTATGCGCAAGTTGACCCGTCCGACCCTACGACGGGGCAGTTTTTGCCGTATTTGAACCAAGCGTGTGAGCGTATCATCAACTCGGGGAACTGGAAGAACTCTTACGGAAGAGTCGATTTTCAAGCTCCTACCGGCTACATTACCCTCCCTCGCCGTTGGGAGTCCATTATCGGCGTTACCCGAGTCAATTACCCGACTGGCGTTTACCCCCGGATGATCGAGTTCATGACCTCGGGGCCGGGGTATTTTGATGACACCGACATCGACCTCAAGACCATCATCGACCAATCGGACGTATGCACTCAGGAGGTCCAAGAGGAAGCTGGACTTATCCGTCTGACCATCTCGAATCCAGACGATGCTGGCCTGATTTGCCGCATTTACGGCTATGACGCAGGCGGAGACGAGCTTTTCGACAGCGATGGACTGGCTGGAAAGAACCTGACTTTGGCTAATCCAACCGTCACCGGAACAGACGAAATCTTCATCACACAGATCGTCAAGCCTCGCACTAAGGGCACCGTGACCATTTCCTCGGTGACAAGTGGCACTCCGACTGTCCTTTCGGTTTACGAGCCTAGCGAGACGAACCCGATCTACCGCCGCTACAAAACCGGAACGATGGTTGCCCGCGAGGACGGCAAGCCGTGGCTGCGCTGCATCTGCAAGCGTCGTTTTGTGCCCGCTGTGGCTGAAACCGACCTCATCTGGCCTGACAACATCGGCGCTCTAAAGCACGCCCTGATTGCCGTTCGCCTAGAGGACCAAGGCGCTTACGAGGAGGCTCAGGCCGACCAACGCTGGGCCAAGTGCTACGAAATCCTCAACCAAGGGCTAAAACAAAATCGGGGAGCAATTCGCCCGACGATGCCCTTTCATTTCCCTCAATCCGCAGGCTCAACTCTCCAGACTCATTAATCTATGGCTAAACCGTCTCCCATGAACAGTTTCAGCGGCAGCAGCCTCCAAAGGGCGCAAGCGGGCGCTTCTCGTCCATCGCAGGTGGACATGCTCCAAAGGAACTCAACTGAGGGTCCGGGCAGTTCAGCCTTCAAAGACCGTCAAATAGCAGACCCCGGTTCTTTGGCTATTTCCCAGCGTCCGGCTACAAAGGTGGGGCGCTCCTCAATGGACCCTACTCGCCTCGCTGAACAGGCTTTCCGCCGCACCCGCGACCCGATGCAGCGCCTTCAACTTGGAATGATTCGCAGCAATCTCATGGGGCCACAGGAGGATGAGCTAGACACCCTCTCCACTCAGTCCAAAGAGGCAGGAACGCCTCCGCCTCCTACGACCGGCGCTCCTCCGCAGGGTGGATACCTCGGTAATACCTCAAGTGCGGGAACGAATATTGTGAATAACTCGTTCATGGGCACTCGAA